TCAACAGCCTACAAAGACGGCATTGGGCGGTTCCACCGCGCCCGTAGCTTCCGGCTTTGTAAACAACATTCAGTCGCCCGTATATCAACCGCTCTATTCTGGTGGGCTGGGCCAGAAAAATGACAGCATATACGGGCGTCTGAATGCTATTAATGAAACGACCTCTGTACGTGACGAGGAAACCCGTACTAAGGTTGATATACAGAATCGCCGTATTAATGCCTTCAATAACAAGCTTTCTCAGCAGGCTCAACAGCTAGACGGCGACTTCTCCGGTACTGGTGATAGCGGTCTTGACGCCGAACAACTGGATAATGCCCGCGCTATTGCCAGTATCGGTAAACAGCGGGGTATGTCGGATCAGGGTATTCAGATTGCCCTTATGACGGCCCTTACGGAATCCGGTCTGCGTAACCTCAACTACGGTGACAGGGACTCACTGGGCCTCTTCCAGCAACGGCCTTCTCAGGGCTGGGGTAGCCGGGAACAGGTCAGTAACCGTGAGTACTCAGCGGCCAAATTCTATGACTCACTGGCTAAGACCAACTGGCAGGGCACGACTCCGTGGATGGCCGCGCAGAATGTCCAGCGTTCGTTTGACCCCACAGGAAGCAATTACCAGAAGCAATACGCTCTGGCTCAACGCGCCTTTAATGCCATATACAATCCCGGCGCGGCCGCTGTGGGCGGGTCAAATAGTGCAAGTGGCTGGATTCAAGCCTACAACAATAAATACGTCGATTATGACGGAGCTTTCGGCGCTCAATGCGTAGACCTATATAATTACTATACCGCTGGCTTTGTGGGCGGTAAGAACATTATGGTCGGGTATGCGCCGGAAATCTTCAACGCATATGACAGGTCTGCTTATACCCGGTATGGCGGTAATATACCGGGGCGTATGGGAGACGTGGCGGTATTCAGGCCGGGTGGCGGTACTCCTGTGGGGCACGTCGCCATTGTCGTTGGAGATAACGGTAACGGCACACTCAGGGTACTTCACGCTAATGCGACCCCAGCCGGTCACCGGGGCAATACCATCATATCCAATATATCAAAGGCTTCCCTGATGGGATACCTGCGACCTAATAAGCTGGGAGCTTAGGTGTTTACTCTTATTTTCTGGAAAGCAATTGCCGAACGTGGATTCAAGACGTTTGTGGAAGCATGGGCCGCTGTACTGGTAACGGGCGGTATTGGTATCCACGACACGGACTGGCTTGGTTCCCTGTCCATTGCTGGCTTGGCTACTCTGATTGCCGTCCTGCTGAACATCGGTGTCGGCCTCTCAACCAACGGCTCCCCTTCACTGGGAGATGCCGAGAAACTTAGTCCGGTGTCTGTCAAGCCCTGACTAAGCGGGGGATAGGATCAGCGAACCCGACGCGACACGCCCTAAACCCCGAAAGACCCCTAGCCTACCGAGGGCTGGGGGTCTTTACATTTACAATTAAAGCATGGCTGGGAACCAAAAACAATACGCTGGCGTGAATCTGCCGCCACGGTCGGAATGGATCACTCGGGGAGCCTGCTCAGTAGAGACAGCGCCCTTCATGGAAGAGAAAGAGAACTTTGACGCCTGCAAGGAAGTATGCTCGCACTGCCCGGTAATAGACCTCTGTTTGAGGTATGCCATAGCGAACGACGAGAAGTATTTCGTATGGGGCGGTATGACCCCAGCAGAGAGGACGAGGTTCAAGAAGAATGTGGACGTGAGCCGCGTCCCTTTAGAGTTTCGGGATCATTACCTAAAGGTAGAGGGCCGGGTAAAGCGCGGTAACGCCTCCCCGACCCCCAAGCCTGTTAGAAATCCTGCCTTGGATTACGTAATTGATCCCGAGTTCTTGGAACTCATAGACGCTCTCTGAATAGCTGTCTTGGCGTAACCCTTCTGCTGGAGCCAATACCTGCCGTGGTTAGCGGCGTAAGCCCAGTGGGTATTCTTGTGCTGTCCTTTGCTGGTATCTAGTCCACACTGCATAGCCTGTAGACCGGTCAAATCAGACCCGTATTTGTGGAACGGTATCTTCTTACGGAAACACCATGACTCGATGATTCCAATAGCTCGGACAGTTGGAAGTTTACTTCCGACATTGGCTTTCGCGCCCCTATTACCGCGCCATACCGTGTAGTCCTCTATAACCACCTGAGTCACCGGCTTATCCCACTTCTCTAGGAATTGAACCAGTGGCTCCAGACCGCTTATCTGTCCGATATCCAACAGCCCACCGGGATAGTCGTCTCGTTCGTCCTGATAAGCCCAGCCGGTTGTCTCGCCGGGGTCGAAGCTTAATACCAAATGCTCACTCATGGCAGTAGACATACCGCGAACGGCCCTTCCTGTATTTGGCTAATTGAAGAGAAGAACGATTTCGACGTTTCATCATACATGTAAACCTTTGTCTTAGGGTCACACTGTTGAAGCTTCTCTATCAACTCTTCTACAGTTATAGATTTGGGATGGGCGTTATCCGGCATTCTCGCCTCCTTCAAAGAGCTTCGATACAGACTTGGCCCAGTCCACTAGCTCGAACATTTCGACGTGGAAGGTATTATGTAGCTCCCGTCCCTGTGGGTGAACATCAGCACCGCATTTAGCACATAGCATATTTGTTTCCTCCCACCCTATGTCCGTCTACCTTGAACTTTACGCGGTCATTGTTTTCAAACGGGTTCTCCATGATGCGTACAATATCCCTTCTAATCTGAGTATTCTCATGAGGTAGCTCGAACCACAGGGAGTCGTGTACCTGCAACAGCATTCTCACTTCAGGCAGTTCCCTGTGGATAGTATTCATGACCTTTTTTACCAAATCCGCTGAGCCGCCTTGAATAAGTGAGTTGAAAGCTTTGTAGCCTTCCTCCCTCGAACTGAAATGACGGTAGCGACCCGACCATAGGCGCAATCTTCCAGTCGATTCCGCTTCCGCCTTGGATTTACCGTTAATACGCCCGAGTCCTGAATACGTTTCATAGAATTCATCGATAAGACGCTGGGCTTTGTCTCTGGAAACTCCAAATACATCTGATACTCGTCCTTTGCCTGCTCCATAATCAACTGAGTATACGAACGTCTTGCACTGTTGACGCGGCCAGCCCATTTCTTCCGCCATTTCGGAGAAGATATCGCGTTCGTTCGGATCATTGAAGATTTCCAAGAGCTTCTGGTCATTACCGAACGCCGCTCCTAGTCTGAGTTCAAGCTGTGAATAGTCGAATTCCCAAAGTTCATGGCCAACGATAGGAATGAAACACGATTTAACCTGCGCCGACCACGGTTTGTTTTCAGTCTCTTTCGGTATCTGCTGTAGGTTAGGATTACTGCAAGCAAACCGCCCAGTAACAGTGCCGTGGCTAGCATAATCGGGACGTATGCGCCCATCTGGATCAACTTTCTCTTGGTATGGACGGTAATACGACGTAAGGGCCTTGTTCCAGCCCCGGTATTCAACGATCTTTTTGGCGATTGGATTACCGCTCGCCTGCATCATGGTGTCGTACCGCTCCATAGCCGCTCTATCCAAAGTCGGCTGTTGGGTTTTCTTGTTCAGCATAACCGGCAATTTCAATTGCTCATAGATTACCGGCTTTAGCTGGCTGGGCTTGGCCGGGTCGAATCCTAGCTCCTGCCTGATCTTATACATTTCATGCTCAGAACGTTCTTCCCATTCCTTGCAGAAATCCAAGTCCACAGCCACGCCCAAATCCTGCATCCTATACAGGACTTTGAAGTTGGGCATTTCAAGGGTTTTCCAGTACTTGATGTTCTCAGCGCCGGTTTCAGCGGCCAACTTAGCGGCTACAACTTCCCACAGGAGATAGGTAGCTTCCGCGTCCGCCTCTGCGTATTCCCGTATCTCTGTGGGCGCGATCCTAGCCCAGCCATAGGCTTTCATCAGGGCTTCAAACTCAAAGCTCTTCACCTTACCGGGATAGCCAAGGTAATGCTTACAGCAATTCTCCAAGCTGTATTGCTGTGGGAAGTTCTCGTTCACCATATGGCACATACGGGTGGTATCGAAGAACTCCTTAAAGGGAGCTATACCGGGCTCGTCCAGCAACATAGCGGCTGACCGCATATCCAGCTTGGCATTGTGCATAATAACCTTTTTGGTTATCAGCTTACGAAGTACTGGTTCCCATACGTGCCGGTCATAGTTGACTCCCCTGCCGTGGGCCACCGGGAAGTATTCACTAATCAATACTCCCTTGTGCTTGGTAGCCACCGAGAACCCGGTAATGATAACCCCTTCATCAAAGAGATTCAGGTGCCCGTTGTTCTCGGTGTCAAAGGATACTGTATCGACTACTTCAAGAAGGGATTCCCAGTCATAGCGAGAAGTCTGGTGCAGAGTTGTCGTGGCTGTCGCTGTCACTGTCTTTCCTCTCTATGAAATGGAATCCCTTCTTTCCGTTAAGGGTCATGTATTCGCCCGCCGGGGTCGCTCTGCTTTTGAGGGTGACAAGTTCAACATGTGCTTGATTTTCGGGCATGAATAGAGATAGTACCAAATCCGAATGTGCGGCGATGTATTGCGAGCCGTACACATCTCCGAGATTAGGGCGTTTTTTTCCGCTAAGGTCAGGTTTTCTATTGTGATGGATAACGAAAAACGTGGTTCCATATTTACTGGTCAACTCCGTAAGTCGGTTGGTAATATCCTTGGACTGGACTTCTCCCAATTCGTCAAAGGTCAGTGAACCGAGCGCGTCAATAAACATAACCTCTGGCCGGTGGTCACTGATAATAGTCTCGATGAAGGTAAAGCCTTCCTCACTAAGCAGGTTCAGCGGACGGCCTAGCGGTATCAGCTTGTAGTTATCCGAGTGATCCGCTGGCAGGTCTTTACCGTTTAGCTGGTTGCTCAGGAAGTGCTTCAGCATATCCCCCGGCATTTCCAAGGACAGATACACCACAGACATAGGACGTTCCACAGGATACTTCAGGAACTTCGTGCCGGTCGCTAGGCTATAGGCCAATTGCATAGAGAGTCTACTCTTACCAATACCGGGTTCTGCCGTGATAAGACACAGACCTTTTTTGGGAATCAATTTATCCACCAACCAATCCAGTTTGAATTCAGAGTGCATGAGAGCATTAGCTGTATAGATCAGCTGAATATTCTCTTTGGTCTGGTTTATCTCGAAGTCATTGCTGTACGGATGCTTGACGCGGGCCTTGGCTATGATTTCCGCCAGTCGGCGCTCTCTGTCAGCGCGTCCGATAAACTTGCCGAGACGGGAATCTACATCACTAATAACCGCGTAGATAGCTTCATCAGGCATACCGACTTCAGCACCAAAGTACGCAAGCCGAACAATTATGTTTGATCGACCGCCCTTTTGTGGGTCTACAAATTTCTCAGGGTTCTTGAAAAGGTTAAGGTGAAGATCATCCCACTTGTACTTGGCAAATACATCAGCCATAGCAGGAATATTACTAAGCTCTCCCAGTTCCTCGCGCAGAGAAGTATTCACAGGAGGGAGACAGTCGAACTGGGATATGGAATACCGGGTGTCGTTCTTTTCGATAAAGTCCACAGGCTGAGGCTTATAGTTCTTGCCTTGGTACTTCTTGGCATCCATAAAGTTAGTGGTATACGGAGGGCGCATAACCCTATCTGCATTCCAGCAACCTTTATCGCCTTCAAGGTAATAGGCCAGCTTGCGGTTGGCTTCCTCGAAGCGCTGTACGCCTTCAGGACGGTCTAGAATCCAGTACCAGTGTTCGTGTCCCGGCAGGCCCGAACTGATGCGCCACGAGGGAGCAGGCAGGTCGGGAGTGGCCTTCAGACGGACGAGAGCATCCTTGGCGTTGCCGTCGAAGTCGCACCACAGGACGCGGGATGCCCGGACCGATTCCTTTTTCTTATCATTGGAATCCGAAGCATATAGCGCCGGGGAGAAATAGATATTCTGACCCTT